GGAGAAAAAGGTACATATAAATTAAATGAAAATGATTCTATTGTAGCCGGTACTGATTTAAATAAAAATAAATCGTCTTCATCATCTTCATCTTCAACACAATTAAATTTAAACCCATTAGTTGAAAGAATAAATGTATTAATAGATACGGTAAAAGCAGGTGGTAATGTATACTTAGATGCTACTAAAGTAGGAACAGCAATGTCTGTTGGCACATATAAAGTTCAATAATTTAATATTTATAATAAAATAAAACAATGGCATTATTAGACAAATTAATTAACGCAGGTTCATCACTAACTGGTTTAGATGGAAAAACACCACCTAAATATGATGGTGCTTCTAATTACCAAAAAGATTTAGATACATCTATACTTGATTTAGATGGTAAAACTCCTGTAGGATACGATAAAGTATCAAATTACCAAAAAGATTTAGCTACATCACAACTCGATTTAGACGGAAAAACACCAAGTAAATACTCGGATAATCTACCTAGATAATGGGGTTAATCGACTTAAAAACTGATCTTAAGTCCCTAAGATATGGGAAAGATACCCTTGGTGGAGGGGATAGTGGACAACCTTATGTTCAAACACCCATACCAGATAGTTTTAATGACTTAGGAGCTAATGAAGACTTTATTTTAAGAGGTGGTATAAATGCTGCTAAAGATTCCCTTACCGATATCAAACGTCTAGGTAAAATGTTTACAGATACAAAATCACCTAACGGGTTGATTTTTATTTCTAAACAACAAATATTATCTCGCACAGCAGTACGTACACAAACAAGTGGTATATTAAATGAAGGTATTTATTCACCATTAAATACATTAGCTCAAGCAGGTGTAGTAGCGTTTGGTGGACATTTAAATAAACAAGGACAAAACCCATTTGCTCAAACAGGTGCTTATGCTGTTAATGAGGCTTTATATAATACTAAAGTAAATAAATTTATACCAAAATCTGAAAATAGGTTAGTTAATTTATATGATTTAAACAGCAATGGTAAAAATGGAGAAAATAAAGACGGAACTACTTTAAACAATGATATAAATGTAATGACTTATACGGGTGGTCCTGATTCTATATTAGGAGTAGGAAATACAAATATTAGATATTCCCTATCATCCCGAACTCCACTAACTAAAAATCCTAAATCCTTTAATTTTACAACTAGTGAAACTTCATTAGGACAAAATGATTGGGCTTTTAGTACTGAATTAATAGAATTACAACCAGATAATACAGCTGAATATGGTGCTTCTAATCCTAAAATCCAAGATTTTAGACAAGTTTTAAGAGATAAATTAGGAAAAACTACCACAGATGGTATAAAGGCTACAAATAGTGGAGCTACATCTTTATCTCAAGACTATAGTATTGGTGGTGCTGTTAACTTTACCCAACGAGTAAATATTGGAGATCCAGGACAACGAGGAAACAACAATTATTCAGATTATGCTAAAGGTGTTCGTAACAAACAAGATTCAGACCCAAATTCAGCTTATGGTTATATTGGAGTCCAACCAGCTGGTTTAGATAAAATAAATTCTTTACCAATATATAGAAGTGAAGCAGTTAATACAAGTTATCCAGTAAATGATTTTGTAAAATTTAGAATTGCTGTTATAGATAATGATAGTCCTAATTATAAAACATTTATGCATTTTAGAGCATTTTTAGGACCCATATCAGATAGTTATAATGCAACTTGGAATAGCACTCAATATCTTGGAAGAGGTGAACAGTTTTATACTTACGGTGGGTTTAATAGACAAATTTCATTATCTTGGACTGTTGCTGCTCAATCAAAACAGGAACTAATACCAATGTATAAAAAATTAAACTACCTTGCATCTACCTTAGCCCCAGATTATAGCCCTTTAGGTTATATGAGAGGTAATTTAGTACAATTAACAATTGGTGGGTATTTATATGAACAACCTGGTTTTATAACTGGATTAACATACGAAATGGGTGAAGATAGTCCATGGGAGGTAGGAATTGGAACAACACCAGGATCTGAAGATGGAACGGTAAAAGAATTAACTCAAATTATTAGAGTTACAGGATTTAGTTTTACACCAATTCAAAACTTTATTCCAAGAAAACAACAACTACGATTTAGTACAAATACTACCACAACTACAGGAGATGATACAGGATTTGTTTCATCATATCCGGGAGATGAAAGATTTATATCTTTAGCAAACGGACCTAATGTAGATAATAATAATTATGGCAATACTGATACTAGTAATTAATGAATAGATACCAAAACATACCTAAAACAAAAATTGATGGAAAACTTGTATATCAAACATCAAGATATCCTGAGGTACAATTATCTGAAAATGATATTTACGTTTACACAACTCAAGGTGATAGATTTGATATATTAGCCCAACAATATTATAAAGATAGTTCGCTATGGTGGGTAATATCAATTGCTAATACAGGTAATGCAGGTGCCGGCACATTAGTTAGTTTACCACAAAGTACTTTAGTAATACCTGAAGGCATACAAATTCGAATACCATCAAATTATGTAAATGTAATAAGAAATTTCACAGCAATAAATACCTAATTTATGTCAAATATAGTAGGAGAAGGTTTTCCAAAAGAAATAATAAAACAAATAGATGTACGTCAAAAAGTCTACGGCTCTGCAAAAAGGACTAATGAAGAATTATCCTATTTAGAAGCAAGAACAGGCTGGGTAAAACTAGTTTCATCTGTTGACTTAGTAAGTTCTACCAGTATTAGAGGAATATCAGGAAATGCAGGTTCAAACCTAGCTCAAGAAAATGTTTTATTTAATGGTACTACAAATGAATCTCCAACTAAAGGTGCTTTAGAAACTTATCAAAGAAGTGGTATATGGCCTGGAGGTAATGCAAATCAAAATAATTACGCTTATGGAATGGGTGGTACGGATTATGGTTTAAGACCAATGCCCGGTATCCAATCAGCTACTATTAAAACTGAAACTCGTGGTTCTATAAAAACAGCAGAGGTAAAAATACAAGCAAATAATAGACAACAATTTGATATTATTGATTTATTATACATGCGTTTAGGATTTTCAATGTTATTAGAATGGGGTAATAGTTCTTACTTTGATAATAGTGATGTTTATATAAAAGATAACCCACATAGTTTAGCAGATGAATTTTTATTAGGTAAATTACAATACGATACAATCTATAAAAAAATTCAAGACAAAAGATTAGCTTCTTGTGGTAATTATGATGCCCTTATAGGTAAAGTAGTTAATTTTTCTTGGAATTTTACTAAAGATTTAACATACGAAATTACTTTAAAAATAATTAGTATGGGCGATGTAATAGAATCTCTTAAAACTAATGTTCTTCTACCAGGGGATAAAATAGATATAACATCCCCAAATAATACTACAAGTAATACATCTGATAACCCCCCAACCACACCCCCAGAACCAACACCCGAAGATGTAATTAAAACATATGCTAATGTTCACCAAATTGGTAAATGGTTTTATAAAATATCTCAAAAAGTATCTACTCAACCAACATATGGAACCGGAATACAATCTCTCTATACAGAAGATCCAAAATTATCCGGGTATGATACAAATAGACAAAGTACCTCTGCAATAAAACAAACTTATAAAGATAAAGGTGGTTCACAATATTATATTAAATTAGGTACTTTTTTAGGATGGATTCAAAAAAATTTAATAAATAATATAGATACAGGAGATGCTAATCTTACTGAACAAGTAAAACAACTAAAAATAAATAATAAAGTAAAAGAAAATATTATATATGTGTTAGGAAGACAAATTAGTACTAACCCAGGTATATGTTTATTTAATGTTAAATTTAAATTTGATGATAGTAATTTTTCTCAATTTTTATCTCAAGGTGATACTTTTTATACTCCTAGTGTAAATGGAAATCGTTATGGATACATAATGAATTCTTATTTCAATATGTCTTGGATTCTTACACAAATGGAATCTCTAAAAAATAGTGAAGGTAGAATATCATTATACGATTTGTTAGAATGTTTATGTAAAGGATGGAATGAAGCTACGGGGAACTTTAGTAAATTATCTACAGTCATAGATACTGAAGAAAATGAAATTAAATTTGTAGATGAAGTTATCCTTCCTGATGGAAATAATTTTATAACCAATCTATCAGGATCAACAGAATTAGCTTATTTTAATGTTCAAGGATATTATTTTGATACAAGTGGTTCTTCAACAGGTGGGTTTATTAGAGATTTAAATTTTACAACAACTGTACCTCCTAATTTAGCTCAAATGATTACTGTAGGATCTACTTCTGATGGTTATGTTGTTGGACAAGATTCAACTGCATTATCCCGAATGAATGCTGGGTTAAAAGATAGATTTAAACCAAATATATCAACTCCCGAAACAAAACCAAATGAGATTCCTTCATCAAGTTCACTTGAATCTAATTACCAAACTGAAATTAAAAGTTTTAATACATTTTTAAAAGAGTTAGGTTCAAGTAATGGTATCACTTTCCCAAAATGGAATCAAGAAGCAATAACTGCTTTTTCAAATGCTGCTTCTACTTTTTATGAATATGATCAAGCAAAACAAACACTAGCAGCTCAAGAAGAAAAAGATGCTAGTGGTTCTTTAAAAAATTCAAATGCTGCCTCTCCAAATGGTGGGTTTTTACCTTTTGATTTATCTATAACGATGGATGGACTTTCAGGAATGAAAGTATACCAGAAATATACTATTGATACTACTTATTTACCTTCAAATTACCCTACTTCCTTAGAATTTATTATCAAAAGTATTAATAATACTATTAGTAATAACCAATGGACTACAACTTTAGAATCTATGGCTATTCCTAAAAATCCATTTGGTTCTACAATAGGACAAAGTGCTGTCTCTCAAGCATCAAGAAACGAAAATAGAGGAACATCTCCTGGATCTGGTAATAGTAATGCTATTAGATCAAATTCTAATTTAAGTCAAATAATAATAAAGGCAGGTTATGCTGAAGGGACAGCCGAATATAGATTTGCATATGCCATAGGTACTAAAGAAGGATGGAACCCAAATGATAATGGAGGTGTAGGTAGTCGTTCTTTTAGAAACAATAATCCAGGTAATATAGATTATAGTTCTAATTTGGTAAAAATAGATCCAAAAGTAACATTAGAAAATAATCCTTACGGATCAAGCAGATTTGCACATTTTACCACTGCCGAACTAGGAGTTAAAGCATTAGTAGAAGATAAAATAAAAAGATGGGCTGGTGGAAATATGCCTATTACTGAGGGTAATCAAACTCTTATTGTATCTTCTAAAGGTGGTAGTAAATATAAAAAAGGAACAAATCCTACAATTGCTCAGTTTTTCTTTACATATGCCCCACCTAATGAAAACAATACTGAAAAATATATAACAGATGTAATTGCTGATTTAAATAAATCAAAAAAAGGTATTAACCGTAACACACTTGTAAAAAATGTACTATCCTAAATCTCAAATAACACCTAATTTATATACTAATGGTGGTGAATTTATATACACTGATACTCAAGAAGAGTATTTGGGATTTTACTTTAAAATATCTACTGGAAGATATTACACAGGGAAAAACCAAGATGATAGACCTAATAGAGAATTATCAATATTAATTTCATCTCAAACAATTCCAACTCCAACAACTAATAATTTTATTCCTAGTTTTTCTTCAACAACTAACATCTATGAACAAATTAATGAAGAATATCTAAATATTAAACTTATTTCCCCAATATCTATATTAATACCTGCATATAACCCAGTATCACCAACCAATCAAGATTATAAAAATGGTGAATTTAGACGATTGTTCTGTAAAAAAACAAACGAAATCCAATATATAGAAATAGGCCAAGATCAATTTGATAAATTGATAGCAAGAGATCCTCAAATCTTATGGCAATTATATGAACCATTCGATTTAACTTGGCAATTAACCGGTGATAAACAACAAGTAGGTAGAGTTAACTTCAATACAATAGAATTAACATCTAAAAAAAGAAAATTACCTAAACTTGGAGATTACCTAAAGTTTGATTATATTAAATATTATAAATAAAATGGTTATAACAAATGTTTTGGTTAATAGAATCTCAAGATCAAATTGAGTATTTAATAGGTAGAAATTACAATGAAGCATTCATTGAAATAATACCACATCACGATAAGGTACATCCTGCTTTAAATGATGTTTCTCTAGTGTATTTTAGACCGTCTAACGAACAAAAAGGGTTTATGTTATGCGTTGACCATAGTGAGACTTTGAGCGTGAATAATACGCTAATAGACACGTTATTGACGGGCATAGATGCGTTGTGGGTAAGGGATAAAAAATCGGCATTATATTATTTTCCAATTAGAAGCTTGCGCGATGTAAATATCATCTATACTCCGTATATACAAGACCAAACAACAACCCATACATACTTTCAACATAAGTATCCTAATAATACTAAAATAAATAAAATAATACCGGTAGTTAAACACTATGAGGTATGTGAAAATGTGTATAATAAGGTAAAACCATATTTTACTAATGATTTACCACCGTATTTTAATTTTTACAACAATAAATCAACACTCGCATTCTTTGGAATAGAAAAAAATGGAATAAAAATAGATGAAACAATATTTAATGAACACTTTAAACCAAATAACCCATCACATTCAATTGCAGATGGTACGATTTACACCAACTATAATTTGGTTACAACTACTAGGAGACCAAGCAATAGCTTTAATGGCATTAACTTTGCGGCCTTAAATAAGGAATCGGGTGCTCGAAAAAGTTTTGTACCCAAATACACATTTTTAGAGTATGATATTAGTGCTTATCATCCCAATTTAGCAGCACAACTAATAGATTATGATTTTGGTGTAGATGATGTACATCAAGCATTTGCCGATTTATATGGTACAAGTTATAAGGAGGCTAAGGAGCTTACATTTAAACAACTATACGGAGGTGTTTTTAAGAAATACGAACACCTTGAATTTTTCCAAAAAATAACCAAATATATAGAGGAAAACTGGGATATATATAATAAGGAAGGGAAGGTGTGTGTGCCAATCTCGGGTTTTTGGTTTGAGAAAGATAAGTTGGAGAACATGAATCCACAAAAGTTATTTAATTACATTCTTCAAAATTTGGAAACGTCAACAAACGTTTGTATATTGATGGAGTTACATAAGTTGTTAAGGGGGAAAAATACTAAATTAGTATTATATACTTATGACAGTTTCTTATTGGATTATGATGAGGGGGAAAAGTTAACAGGAGAAATAGAAAGTATATTTAAAAATAAAAAGTTACAAATAAAAACAGGTTATGGAGCAAGCTACGATTTTGAGTAATCATTATAATATTTATTGGGAGACAACCCAATTAAATAATAAGGATTTGAACAACAAGTTATTTTGTACTTTCGTTACGGAAGATGTTCTAGATGAAATGGTATCTAGCATTTCGAGCACATATACTATAATGTATAATAAGATGTTTGTTCTTTTTGTTAAGAGTACGAATGAATATGTTATTACATACAATGTAGATCAAGGAAATGTAAGTAACATTCCACTTAATACGATTCTAGTACATAGAAAAAAAGAAACCAATACATTGTATACTATTAATGCCTTAAATGATCTAATTAAGAGATTAAATGGTGGTGTAGTAGACACAACATTCAGAATTGATTGGCAACATTATAAAAATTGTATATTGCTTACCCAAAATGGTGAGATTAAACAATTAAATACAAAAGTAAGTAGGATTATAGATCTTTAACGACTTATTTGGTTATCTAGAATTTCTTTCGTATATTTATGACATATTAATAAAACAAAATGGATAATTTCGATTTAAAAAAATATTTAGCTGAAGGTAGGCTATTAAATGAAGATTTAGATGCCTTACAACCCCAAAATTCTGAAGAAAAACTTTTACCTTCCCCTATATTAGGTAAAGATACTAAAGGAAATAATATAAAACTAATAGGACAAGAAGCTGAAGGAGTTTTTTGGGATAGTAAAGGAAAAAGATATTCTAAATCTGGAGGTGATTTATATACTCCCTATGAATTAGATAGATATAAATCTATAGAATTTAGAAAAGAACGTGCTAAAACAAACCATTACTTTGATACTTTAAAAGAAGAAAAACCAACCAATGATATGGTTAAAGATTACTGGAGTATAATGGTTGAAAATCAACCTGAGGATGTAGTTAAGATTTTAGTTGGATTAACTAATGGTGATTTACCATTTGAAAAATTTAGTTTAAACACAGCAAATGATGTTTATGATTCATTTAAGGACGAAATGCCAGATGATGATGAAGATGAATTCTAAAATATCCCCCAATATATAAAGTAAAGTATATGTTACAAAGTGATTTAGTTGATATAATGCAAGATCGTTTAGAATGGTGTGTTGAAACAGAACGTTATGAGATGGCTGCTAAACTTAGAGATCTAATAATATACGAAACTACAGATGATGAAAAATTTAAACAACAATATTATCTTAAACTTGTTAAAAAATATTCACCTGAGTTTTATAAAGTATTATCAAAAAAATACTCCCAACAAAACGAATTAAACAACTAAATACAAAAGTAAGTAGGATTATAGATCTTTAATAGAAAAGGTTATTTTAACTTGGTTTCCCCCAAATTAATTAGTATATTCACGTTATAATTATAAAAATAAAGTTATGGATTTAAATGAAATCAGAAATCGTTTGAACTCGATTCAAACAAAAAACTCTCCAAAGACGGAGCGTAAAAATGTGTTTTGGCGACCAGAAGTTGGCAAACAAACCGTTCGTGTTGTTCCCAATGCGTTCAACAAATCAAACCCATTTACAGAAGCTTTCTTCTACTATGGTATCGGACCAAAAGTAATGATCTCTCCTACTAATTTTGGTGAGAAAGATCCTATTGCTGAATTCGCAAAGCAATTACGTCAAACTAGTGATAGTGATAATTGGCGTTTAGCTAAGAAATTAGATGCTAAAATGCGTGTATTTGCTCCTGTTATCGTTCGTGGTAAAGAAGATGAAGGTGTTAAATTGTGGCAATTTGGTAAGGAAATGTATATGGATTTCCTAAACCTAGCAGACAATGAAGATGTAGGTGACTTTACTGATGTTGTATCAGGACGTGATATTACTATCACAACAGTAGGACCAGAAGTAACAGGTACTAGTTACAACAAATCATCTATTATGCCTAAGGTTAAAGAAACACCATTAAGTGTTAATGGAGATGAAGTTCAAGATTGGTTAGACAATCAACCAAACCCACTTGAGATTTTCAAACGTCATTCATTTGATGAAATGAAAGAGCATTTACAAAACTGGTTATCACCAGAAGATGAAGCCGGAGAAGGTGACATTATCGATGATGAGAAAGATGAAGTAGCAACCCCAGCACCTCAAAACAATTATACAATC